GTTCAAGTTATGGCGCCAACTAATAAGTTATATGGTAGTTCTAAAGTTGAAATACAAGAACCTGGAAATTTAAAGTTCTCAATTTATCAAAAACAACTTGATGATTTAGGTGTTGAGATTTTTATGGGGGATTACCTTGGATATTATGAAACAGAATCTAAAGTCAGATACTATTCCATTAGTGATGACGGATATGTTGTGTCTGACAGTAAACACACTTACGGTGGATATAAACCATTCTATAGAACAATTGTTGCAACATATGTAAGTCCTGATGAATTTACAGGATTATAATAAAATTATTATTAAATAATAACATGCCACTACCAAGAACAATAGTTAAACCAACATTACCTTTAGTACCAAAAAAAATTTTATCTGAAAGGAGAGAACAACTTTTAGAATATATTAAAGATGATGGAACTTATTTACCCAAATCAGTATTACATGCGGATTTGGATAAGGGTATGCTTGAATTTGTTAAAGACAAACTTAAAGTTGTTACCTCAGGTAAAATAGTTCCATTATTAGATATTATAATCACAACTCAAAATTGGTCACAATATTTAGAAACTTGGAAATTTGTGGATGTTGACTATAATCCAACCCCCCCATTTATTACTGTTGTTAGGACTCCTGAAGTTAAGTATGGCACAAATCCATCACTTCAATATACAATACCAAACAGAAAACAATTTTATTACGCGTCAGTACCAACTTGGAATGGAAACGAACAAGGAATGGATATTTATACAATTCCACAACCAGTTCCTGTAGATATTACATATAATGTAAAAATTATTTGTAATAGAATGAGAGAGTTAAATCAACTTAATAAGATTGTGATGCAAACATTTTCATCAAAACAAGCTTATACATTTATTAAAGGTCAATACATACCAATTATATTAGCCAACATTTCCGACGAATCTCAATTAAGTATGGAATCTAGAAAATATTACGTCCAAAATTATGAGTTTACTATGTTGGGTTATTTAATAGATGAAGAAGAATTTGAAGTAAAACCAGCAATTCAAAGAGTGACTCAATTAATTGAAATGAACACAGCACCAAGAAAAAAAAGAACAAACAAATATCCTAAAAACCCTGATAATTTTGAAACTCCGTTTTTATTTGTTTCAGGTAATACAAGTTTAACTGACGTAATTGACTTTAGTTCAAATATGAATTTACTTTCAACAAGTAATGTTGATACTTTTGATGTATATATTAATAATGATTATTATGGGAGCGACCTTCAAAAAATTGAAATTACAACAAACGATATTTTAACTATAGAAGTTACAAAAAATGACAATACTGTAGAAGCAAACATACTATATGAAAATAAATTAATTTAATTTTCCCCATAAATGTCTTTCTTTTCTTTACATTTTTCTACAATTAAATTTTCTAAAAATTTGTAAATTTTTATTCCCCGTTTATCACAATATTTTTTTAAAATATCGTGTGATTCAGGAGATATTTTGATGTTTTTTATTTCTTTTTTAGTATTCATAGGTAGAAAAAAAGCAGTATTTATTCATACTCTTTATAAATACTTATCTAAAAGTAAAGTTTTTTCATAAAAACTCTAATATTTATCAATAAAATAAATCTGTAACAGAATAATTTAATAATGGCAGCACAAGCAAATCAAAAAGTATTTGTATCACCTGGAGTGTACACATCGGAAACCGACTTATCATTTATCGCCCAAAGTGTGGGGGTAACAACTTTAGGTCTTGTTGGAGAAACTTTAAAAGGTCCAGCATTTGAACCAGTATTCATAACGAATTTTGACGAATTCCAATCATTTTTTGGTGGTTCAGAACCCGTTAAATTTTATGGTACTCAGATACCAAAATATGAGGCTGCTTATATTGCCAAATCATATTTACAACAATCAAATCAATTGTTTGTAACAAGAATTTTGGGATTATCTGGATATGACGCAGGACCGTCTTGGAGTCTTTCAGTAATTGCTAATGTTGACCCAACAACTATTTCTGCACCATCAAATCCCGTAGCTTTTACCACAACGTTTACTGGCACATCATCGGGAGGTACATTTGGAATTTCAAGTGGGTCATTACCAAACCAAATTCAATTAAATAAACAATATAAATTACAAGACGGTTCAGTATCTACAATACAAACCGATTTTAACAATTATTTAAGTGAGATTGTAAATACAACATCACTTTCTGCAACAACGGCGGTTATATATGGTTCAATACTTTATAATGACAATTATTATCTTACATATGGAAGACCTAATGTAAAAACTCCATATGACTGTGACCCTATTTTGGAAGAAAATGATTTATCTGCGTCATCAAACGACCCTTGGTTTTATGCTAATTTTAATATTTCTTCAGGAAATAATTATTCGGGTTATTCTTTTTCTTATGTTATTGATAATGTAATTGATAATGGGAATTCTAATTTTACGGTCACTATTTCTGGAACTTCCATTAATTTTACAGGTACGGCGTACACCGACTTTAATAATATGGTTGTTGGTACTATTCGTTCACGAGGTATTTGTAATTATGTTAATAACGCTGGAAGTAATAACCATGGACCAGTATATGAAGTTGGTATTGATTACAATAATAATAATACTTGGGTTCCAAATAATTTACAAATAGTTTGTACTGGACAATATTCAGGTATTACAGAATCACCTTATTCATCTTTTTTATTATCGGGTTTAACAAATGATAATAAAACATTTTCATTTGAAACTTCATTAAGCGCATCTTCGTCAAAATATATTACAAAAGTATTAGGTGTTGATAATTTTGGTAAATCAAGATACGAGGTTCCTATTTATGTTGAAGAACTTTATCAGGGAAGTTTGAATTATGCTTATAGTCAAAATTATATCCGTGGATTAAATTGTGATTTAATTGCGCTACCTGATGCTAGAAGTCAATCAAGTCAATCAATTGCTTGGAATTTAGAAAAATACCAATCACCTGAAACACCTTATTTGGTTTCTGAATTAAGAGGTAACCAAGTTTATAATTTATTTAAATTCATATCAATTTCCGATGGAAATGATGCAAATACTGAAGTTAAAATTTCAATCGCTAACTTATCATATAATAATATGTCGTTTGATGTTCAGATTAGAAATTTTTATGACTCTGACTCAAATCCAGTTGTAATTGAAAAATTCACAAATTGTAATATGGACCCAGCATCAAATAACTTTGTTGGAAAAAAAATAGGTTCATCTAATGGTGAATTTGCATTAATTTCAAGATATGTTATGGTTGAAATGGCAGATGAATACCCAATTGACTCACTACCTTGTGGTTTCCGTGGTTACACACAAAGAGAATATGAAGACGCTTCGGTTTACCCATCACCATATCCAAAATATAAAATAAAATATGATTACCCTGGAGAAGTTATTGCTAACCCACCATTTGGAACACCTATTGGTGGCTCAAACACTGTTGAATCTCCTGGAGATGTTATAAGAAGAACATATTTAGGGTTTTCAACACAGTATGGAATTGATGAATCATTTTTAACTTATAAAGGAAAACAAAACCCTCAATCAAATTGGGCTTTGGCAACTGACTCATTTAAATGGAATTACACTAGTAAAGGTTTCCATATGGACTCAGGAGCAACTGTTGTATCAATTGCTAACACATCAATGACAAGTGGTCAAACAGCTTTTGAATGTGGTACTGCTGAATTTAGAAGTGACCCAGAAACACAAGAAAATCCGTATTATTTCATATATTCAAGAAAATATACACTATGTTTTGCTGGTGGTTTTGATGGTTGGGACATTTATAGAGAGTGGAGAACTAACGAAGATAGATTTCAATTAGGAGCTTCGGGTTATTTGGCGGGTACTGCACCTTCATCAAGATATCCAAATGCAACAGGTGAGGGATTGTTTAAAAGAATTGTGGTTCAGAACAATACTCAAGATTTTGCAAATACAGACTACTACGCATATCTACTTGGTATTTTATCATTTGCAAATCCAGAATCAACTAACATTAATATATTCGCAAGTGCAAGTATTGACTACGTAAATAACTCAAACCTTGTTGAGGAAGCGATAGACATGATTCAATTTTCAAGAGCGGATTCGGTTTATATTTGTACAACACCTGATTATAGAATGTATACTCCAGACGGAACAAATTCTTTGGACATTATTTATCCTCAAGAATCAGTTGACAATTTAGATAATACAGGAATTGACTCTAACTATACAGCAACTTATTACCCTTGGATTTTAACAAGAGATACTGTTAATAACACACAAATTTATTTACCTCCAACTGGTGAGGTTTGTAGAAACTTAGCTTTGACCGATAACATTTCATTCCCTTGGTTTGCATCTGCGGGTTACACTAGAGGACTTGTAAACTCTATTAAGGCGAGACAAAAACTTACACAAACCGACAGAGATGTACTATATCAAGGTAGAATAAATCCTATCGCAACTTTCTCTGATGTTGGAACTGTAATTTGGGGTAATAAAACATTACAAATTGCTGACTCAGCACTTAATAGATTGAATGTAAGAAGATTGTTACTTCAAGCTCGTAAGTTAATTTCCGCAGTAGCTGTAAGATTATTATTTGAACAAAACGACCAAGTTGTTAGACAACAATTCTTGGATAGTGTTAATCCTATTTTGGATTCAATTAGAAGAGATAGAGGTTTATATGATTTCCGTGTAACAGTTTCATCTTCACCTGAAGATTTAGACAGAAACACATTAACAGGTAAAATTTATTTAAAACCTACAAGGGCGTTAGAATTTATAGATATTGAATTCTTAATTACACCAACAGGGGCTTCATTTGAAAATATTTAACAAAATTAACGGGGTATATAACTGCCCCGTATTATCTAATTATGAAAGGACAACTTAGAGAAGGATTTAAAGAAGAAGGAACTCCAGACATGAAATATTACGCGTTTGATTGGGATGACAATATTGTCCACATGCCAACCAAAATAATAGTAAAAACTGAAGACGGAGACGAAATTGGTATGAGTACTAATGATTTTGCAAAACATAGGGAGAAAATTGGGAAAAAAAATTTTAAATATAATGGAGAAATTATTGTTGGGTTTGGTAAAAATCCATTTAAAAATTTTCGAACCGAAGGTGATAAAGATTTTTTAGTTGACGCTATGATGGCAAATGTTGGACCAGCTTTCGATGATTTTAAAGAGGCAATTAATAATGGTTCAATTTTTTCAATAATTACTGCAAGAGGTCATAACCCAAATATTTTAAAACAAGCTGTTTATAATTATATTATCAACGGATTTAATGGGATTGATAAAAATCAACTAGTTAAAAACCTTAAAAAATATAGGACGTTTGTCGGTGAAAATGATATAAGTGATGATGAATTAATTAAGTCGTATTTGAACCTAAATAAGTACTATCCAGTGTCTTTTGGTGATGAGTCAGGTGCGGTTAATCCTGAAGAGGCTAAAGTTCGTGATATGGAAAAATTTGTTTCCTACATTAGAAAAATGGCTAATAAGTTAAATAAAAGAGCGTTTATTAAAAACGATATATCAAATAACTTTATACCAGAGCAACCAACTATTGGATTTTCAGATGACGACATTAAAAATGTAGAAGTAATGAATAAACATTTTATAAATAAACCAAATAACATAATTAAGACTTATTCTACTGCTAGTGGCATTAAAAATAAATATAACTAGATTATAATTTTGATAAAATAAAAGTAAATAGAAAAAAATTTTAACAAGGATATATTTATACATATAGAATATAAACAACTAAAACAAAAAAAATAAAATAACATGGCTGATTTATTAATGAAAATGCCGATACCTTATGAACCAAAACGACAAAATCGTTTTATTTTAAGGTTTCCATCAAGTTTAGGTATTAACGAATGGTTTGTTGAAAGTGCTTCAAGACCATCAATTAAAATTGGAGCAACTGAAATACAATTCTTAAACACATCAACATTTGTTGCGGGTAGATTTAATTGGGACCCAATTAGTGTTAAGTTTCGTGACCCAATTGGTCCATCAGCCGCTCAAGCACTTATGGAGTGGGTTCGTTTACACGCTGAATCTGTGACAGGTCGTATGGGTTATGCTGCGGGATACAAAAAAGACATTGACCTTGAAATGTTAGACCCAACAGGAGTTGTTGTTGAAAAATGGATTCTTTATGGTACATTCTTAACTGATGTAAATTTTGGGGCTTTATCTTATAGTCAAGATGCTTTGGCCGAAATTACCGCTTCTTTAAGAATGGATAGATGTGTGTTGGTTTATTAATTTTTTAATAATACAATACTTCTATTCATTTACTATAAATCATAATTAAATAAGAATTATGTTTATAATTAAAAAAATCTAATTATATTTAACCGTAAAGACAATAAACTTTACGGTTAATTTTTTATATGGATACTCAATCAATGGACTACGGTCAAGAAAACTTCACATTACCACATGATGTGGTACAATTACCTTCACAAGGAATTTTTTATAAAAATAAAAAAAAATCAATTAAAGTTGGTTATCTTACCGCCTCAGATGAAAATATTTTAATGGGTGGTGCAAATGATTTAACGATGACTTTATTACGAGCAAAAATTTACGAACCTGATATTAAAGTTGAGGAATTACTTGAAGGTGATGTTGAAGCAATCCTAATATTTTTAAGAAATACAGGATTTGGGCCTGAAATAACATTAAATGTTACCGACCCTGTCACTAAAAAACCATTTAAATCAAACGTATTATTAGACCAATTAAATATTATTAATGGTCAACAACCAAATGAGGATGGTTCATTTACAACTCTTTTACCAAAATCACAATCTACAATTAAACTTAAACCATTAAGTTACGGTGAAATTATTGAGATTGGTAAATTAGCAGAAACATACCCTCAAGGTAGGGTTGTTCCAAAGGTAACTTGGAGAATGCAAAAAGAAATTATTGAAGTTGACGGGTCAACCGATAAAGCATCAATTGCAAAGTTTGTTGAGTCGATGCCAATTTCAGACTCAAAGTTCATAAGAAAATTTATGAATGAAAATGAACCAAGATTAGATATGACTAAAACAATTATAGCCCCGTCAGGAGAAAAGCTAACAGTGAATGTTGGTTTTGGGGTTGACTTTTTTCTCCCTTTCTTCTGATTATAGAAAAGTTCAAATCGACGAATTTTATTATTTAACAACACTAATGAAGATTTCTTATCAAGATTTTGAAAGAATGCCCTTGTTTGTAAGAAAATACTTATTAGATAAGTGGATAGAAGATAACCAAAAAACTTAAAAAAAAATTCTTTAATCTATTTATATTTAAGAAGTAAACCAATCTTTGTTGGTTTGTCAGTTCACACGTAAACTAAAAAAAAATATAATAACAAAAATAGATGGCAGGAGATAAGAGAGGTAATCTAAAAGACCTTAAAGACACTATTGAAAGTTTAGGTTCTCCAATTGACAAAATTATTGATGCTATAGGCAGCATGTATGATGAGGCCGATATTCTTAATCACGCATTTTTAGAAGGTAGAACCAGAATGGATGAAATGGCCGATGCCGTTTCAAAATCGGCAGCAGGAGTTATTCGTTTAGGTGGTTCAATAACTGATGTTGGTACAACTATGCAAAATATTGCTGCAGGGTCAAGACGAAATGTTATTGCGACTGAAGAACAAGTTAAAAAATTATATGCGGCCTCTAGTGTATTAGGAACTAGTTCAGAAACTTTAGTTAATAATTTTGCGGAAGTTGGGTATGAAACTTCTCAAATTGGTGTTAATTTAGAAGGTTCTATTCAATATATTCAAAGTCTTGGTTTAAATGCGAAAGATGTTATGGGCGATGTTAATACTAACATGAAGAACATGAACAAA